TTGCCATCTGCTGACAAAATAGATGATTGCACGATCTTGGTATGGGTTGCAAGAAGGATGATTTGACCGTCATCAACTTCAGCAACATCAGTAGTTTTGAAGTGAATGCGTTGCATTTCAATGTATTCCGGCCCACCATATCCTTCAACTTCATCATTCATTAAGTCATCAACCAGGACGATGTATGTTTTGGATCCAATTTGACATTCTTGTTGAATCTCTCGTTCAAAAAGAGCAGAAAGGTCATCTGCCATGTAGCCCTGCATATTCTTCATTTTAGGATGTCTTCCGGTAGGTTGGGGTTTCTTTTGTTGAATAATTCTCCACCATTTTTGTAATGCTCTTGAGAATTTTCAGTTTCGTAGGTTGAATCCCAAGGTTTACTTGGATTGAAAAATGGATGATCATGAAGGATGACAATATCTGGAGCAGCAATCAATTCACAAAGACCATTTTGTGAGTCGAGGATTGCTCTCACGGTGTTTTCTGTGTCACAATACATTGATGTGTATCCTCGGTGAAAGAATCCATTCTCGCCTTGATCTCGGCTTGCTTTTAACTCCATGTATGACCGAGTCATAATCGAATTAACTGAGATTTTTGCTTTATCCATTCGATCACAACCATCAGATGTGAACAAATAAACTGGACGATTTGGATTCCCAATCGCTTTAGCTATTTGAATATCCCAGTCTTGAGGTGGATAACAATCATCTTGCGCCTGGATAATAATCTGATTGGTCGATTCTCCGGCAGCAACATCGTAATTTGGACTGGATCCTTTTAACTCGGTAGTGGTATGCTTGAATCCTTTAAGGAAATCAAATGACTTTTCATCCCATGAGTGAAGACCATAGATGTACTCAACATTTTCTGGATGCCTTGCCCGAGACATCCACATTTCTCGGATTGCCAATGCCATTTCTGGACGATCGAGAGTAGCATGGATGATCGAGAATGTAGGTAGATCTTCATCTTGACCATATTGGAAATCAGCCTCGGCTTCTTCTGCCTCACCATTAAGTCGTAAACATTGCCTGTAAAGTTCTTCACCTTTCCATCCATACCAATCTTGAACAAGAGTCCAATACGATTTTGTCGGTTTGGGAATTTTGATCATTTGCTTGGCAATTACCAGTGCCTTCTCGTAATTACCATCAATTATTTCATGGTTGATGAGCAATGCAAGTGCCTCCCTGCGATCCGGCATTAAAGCAAATGCCTCGGCAACAAGTTGCTTGCTGTCTTGGTTTGGAATCTGGGCGAGCTTGATAAGTAATTCATATCTTGCCAATTCATCAAGATTTGGAATAGCTAGCGCAATTTTTGCAATTCTAGCAAAATTTTTGTATTCTTTTTTAAGAAAATGTTCTTCGGCTAAGTAGAAAAAACTTCTCCAGATTTCGGAGATTTCCATGTTAAGGATATTGGAATTCCGGTCACTTGAACTGGATTTGCTTTCAAGTGGGGCATGAAGGAAGAATGCATCTTTTATGATGCGGTAGGAAACATCTTCATCAAATTGCAATTGTTCGTGAATTGCAAACTTCCAATGACATTTAATCGATGACTTAATGATGCGCTCACGAAGGACAATTTGCTTGTCACCTTGGACATGGTAAGGAACCAGGTAAACTTGGTGCTTGCTTGAATTGACTTGCTCAAGAATCTTGTTAATTGATTCCTGGGATATTAAGTCATCGGCATCTGCCCATATGAAATAGTCTGAGTTCTTTCGGGCAATTTCAAGCGACATTTGCCTTGCTGCTCCAAAATTGTCAACGTGAGGGAAATCGTTCTGGTTTATGTATTCACCAAACTCAACAGGCTTGCCTAGTTCTTTACATACTTTTTGGGCAATTTCGCAAGTGTCATCAGACTCAAGGTTGCCAATAGCTCGTACAAAAACAAAGCTAGAAACCAAAGGAGCAAAAGAGCGGATGAAGCGTTCGATGACTTGTTCTTCATTTCCAATAATACAGGATAAGGTAATTTTCATATTAAAAAAGAAAATCCCCCCCTCCGATTTCCGAAGAGGGGGATCAATTGATTGATTAGGAGTAGCTAGTGGTGATCAGTTCACAAGCAGTTGCATCGATAACCTTCTCAGCAGTGTGCTGACGAACGCGAAGCACGTTGCTGCGACGCTCATCACTGCGATAGGTTTCTGGAGTGAATAGACCAGTCGTGTCTTTTGTCCATTGAATGGTACGACCGACACCACCTGCTTGATACTCGCCTCCAGCGGTGTTACAAACGGCAATGTAGGTGGTTCCCCAGATAAACGAACCAGAATACGATTGACCTTTGTTGTTGCCGTTACGAGGAGCCTTGCCGACAAGAAGTTTTTCAACTCCAAGTGCTTCAGCGATATCTTGTTCGCCAGGGAGCATACGTTGATTAGCAGCCCGAGGAACAACACCGTAGATTTGGTTTTGAAGCAATGTCGAACGGCGGATCCGTTGGAATACATCGTAACCCATGACAATGGTGTTGGCGATGAGACCATTTTTAAGCATCCGAGCTTTAGCAAGGTCAACGTCGTTAGCAACGTCAATCGTAGCAAGGTTTGCAGCAGTATAGTTTACAGTTGCAGCAGTTGCCGTAAAGGTTGACGAGTTAAACAACGCAGCAGCAACACGAGCCTCGTAGCTGATCCGTAGCGAACGCTCAAGGAGCATTGCTTCGGTGCTTTCAAGGTTCATGAAACGCTCCACTTCGCTTTCGTAAGCGTCGTCAATAACGCTTTCCAAACCGTATTCAACGGCATCGAACGTGTCGGTGTCGTATTTGCGGTTAATGCGTTGATAAGCATCGCCAGACGCACGAGCAACTGCATCTGCATTAAGCAGTTCAGCATTTGCAAGGTTGGCTTTCATGTAAATACCGCGTTTCACATCTTCGCCCTTAACAGGGAAGATTTGATCACCAATGAAAAGTTTGGTGAAGTCGGCATTTGCTTGTTGCACAAGAGCGTAAATGTCGCTCCGTGGTGTGGCTTGTGAATTGGTGTAGGCCATGGTGGTATTACTTTAAATTAGACAAGGGTGAATTCCTTGATGATGCCGTTTGAAGCAACACCATTGGACAATGCACGGAAAACAGCGGTTCCAGTTGAAGCACCAACATAACCACCAGTGATCACTTGATAAGTGGTTGCTGCGGTTGTTGCTGATCCAGAAACTGCTGCCATGAACGTGCCAGGAGCCGAGAATAGTTTTACGCTGGCATAGTTTGCATCTGCTGCGTCCTCTTGAAGAATGCCGATACCTTTGACGTTATCTGCACTTGCTTTGATAGTTCCATCGGTCTGTACGTTCACCACCGTGTAGGCGGAGATTGCACCGGAGGCAATGAAACTCTTAAATCCAATGTCGTTTTGTGAACTCATGGTAGTTTGGTTAATTTAGGAGTGTTTGATTTGACGATGTGACTCATATGCCTTTTTCCATTCTGGATTTGAGCCAATCTTGGAAAGAACAAATGCTTCGGCTTTTACCTTGTTGCCATCGAATCGAGCAGTTTCGCTTTCAACGATTTCAGAATAGGTTTTGATTTTAGGAGCGGTTCCACCGGATCCTGGGCGACCAAGACTGGTGATTCCGAGTTGTGCCGAAAGAAGTTTGACTGCACGAAGTGCGCCCATTTCAGCGATCTTTACCTTTTCGGTATCGATTGCTTCATCTGCGTTTTCGTAAGTTTTTTCTGGATCCGATTTGGCAGGATCCAATTCTGGATCAACTGCAATTGGAGCAGGAACTTCCTCTGGAGGAGTTACTGGTACTTCAAGAGCTTGCATTTTATTGCTCAACTCTTCGTATTTGCAACGCATCTCTTGGACTTGCTCAATGAGATCATCGAGAGATGGAGTTGCCGTTGGTTCGTCTGTGGTTGGTTCCATAGGTGTTATTGTTTTTTCTGGTATCGAAAATAAAGAACTATTCGCTGCTGGATCGGACACTAGAGCAACTGCAAGAATCCTCTCACAACGAGAAAATGCTTGATCACCATTAGGTTCATCTGCCCCTTCAAACTCAAGAGACATTCCCATGTGCGATGGATTTTTTAAAGCAATTTCAAGAAGTCGTGCGCGTTGAGGTTCGTTCTCGTAAATATGAAAATCACCTAAAACCTTGTCATTTGTCAAACCGAAATTATCGACCCACCCAATAGTAGAGAAAACTCCAGATCCATGATCGGCTTTTACCTTTACCGAACCTAGTTGTTTGCAATGTGCAAATACTTGTTCAAGTGTTTTATCATCAACAACTTCTTGGCGACCTTTACGATCAAAGTGTCCTTCGGCGTTTCCTGTTTTAATCAAGGAAACACCATGAATCACACCATCATCCTCATTTACGGATGGTGCTTGTAGAGAGTAGTAATGGTAATGCTTTTCCACTTAACTGTTGGGTTGAATTTGATGACGACTAACGTGGTCTGGGCCTTCTGGTGTAACCACCTTGGATACCGCATTGCTGACGCTTGCAGACGAACTCTCCGAGGTCGTGATTGGTTTTGCAGGGCCATTGCCAAAGACATCGGCGATATCCAGACCATGTTTGTCTGCTGCGGCTTTCTTAATCAACGCCCAACGAACCATGTCTTCGGCAACCGATTCTGGATCCTGAGCATCGTCAACCCAATGCTTCATCGGGTTAAGGAGTCCAGATTGCCACAGGTTAACAGCAGCAGATGCTTCTCTGCCAATATCTGGTTGTGGATGCGAACGATAACCCCAACGTCCTTTGGTGATGTGGCGCAATGTAGATACTGGGAAAACTCCCTTGCCAATTGCATCGATGAGAAATGCGTTTTTGATGCGGTGTGCATGAGGTGCAAACACGCGCTGAGAACGCTCAAACTCTGCCTTCGCCATTTCCGATTCCAATCGGGACGACACGCCCCCAAGTGCCGATGCATCAAGTGCGAAGGAATAGGGGAGATTGTATGACATAGCAACGAACTTGAGCATCAATTGCATCAATGCTTGTTCTTCGCTAGAAGGAGAGTTGCTTGCAGGAAATTTGATATCAGTTCCTCCTGCCAAATGGTTAATTTGACCAAACTGGATGTCTTGCTGAAGTCCACCGGATCCACCTGGGAATAGATTGGTTGCGTAAGCATCCATAGCCCCGCCTTGAGCAACTGCACCATTGGAATTAGTGAAGACTGTAAGAGCAGATGCTAATTTTGCTTTTCCTTTCACGAAATCGATCATTTCATAGAGATCGCGAAGATTTTGGATGGCAGTAGCAAGAATCGAAACTCCTCGGTACTGGTCGATCCGCATTGGATCAGTGAAGTGGACGAATTGTGACGCTGGGATGTCTACAGGATTGTCGTAAACGCTAGTAGTCATCGAACGATGGAAAACACGAAACGCTTCGATGTTGCCATACTCGCCAATGATGCAACCCGAAACGTAATCGTTGGAAACGACGTTTTGGTAGATTCCACCAATCCGGTCTGGCTCAATTGCTTGGATTTTAAGAGGAAGCTTCGATGCTTCATCAATTGGTATTCCGAATTCGACTCCTGGGCGTTGGAATGCCCATCCATAGTCACCTCCTCGGTTGCATCCCATGATGCCGAACTCCATCATCTTGTAGAAGTCGTAGCGTCCGGTGACATCGCAATTGGGGAAAACTTCCTCATTGAGGTATTCTTCCACTTCATTATCCAATTTGGGATCCCCAGATTGAGCATGATACGAAATAGGAGCGGTGTACATCGCGTGCTTGCGATTCAGCATCTTGGCAGGAGCAAAGTTGCGCTCCATATCCTCGGCTTCTCGCATCAACTGAAGTCGATCACGCTGAACATCAAACGAGTTTGGCGAAATATTCTGAAGTGCTGACGAGCGTATGCTGGTCATGCTTGCCCCATCATAACGAAACTCATGCAATATCCTCCTGGCGGCACGCCTACGCATTCCTGCCTCCGGCGAAAATGCCGAATCTGCCTTGTCGATCAATGTTGGCTTAAATTCTTTCATAGGCTCCCTCTTCCGAGAGACGGATTAAAGTTAACCCTTACTTGTTCAGATCTTGCTCCCGTGAGTAATCCCTTGGCATACAAAGCTTCTTGAAGCGTGTTTTGGCATTCCATCATCGATGGGAAGGTAAAAGACCGTCCAGCAATCGTGTAGGACGTTCCGCGAACGCTTCCAGCAACAATAGCTCCCTTGCAAGCATTGATGATCTCGGTGAGATCGTCGATCTCCAATCCAACTAGGGTTTGACGAACTGCCATTTACTGGAAAATACGGATTTCTGATTTTTTGGCAAGGGGGATTTTCTTGGTTGTCAGAAAACAGATTGCCAAAATCTGACAAGTATGTAGATTGACACCATGTCCAGTTCAATTTTCTCCAATTATTCCACTCCAAGAATCACAACTCAACCAACGACTTCTTCAAAAATTGTCGTTCGCACTTTAACTGCTGGTGTTGGTTTTGATTCGACTATTTACGGAGTTTATACTGGAGGGAATGTTGCCGAACAGGTTGTCAATAATGTTGGTGCTGGAATTCTTGAAGCAGTAACTACAGGAAGTTTTGATTCATTGTATCAAATCAGTTTGGTTGATCAAGCACCAGAACCAATTTATGGATACACTGCTGGTACATCAGCAGTAGGGGATATTCGCTGCGATACCAACC